TTATACGCACACGCCCCCCGCGCAAGGCCGGGCCGGGGGGGGTTAAATTTAAAGCACCCCCACCCCCCTATATGTAAAAAGCCTAGTATTTCTGCGGGTTTCGCGCTGTAACAGCGTATTAGTTAGTGACCAAATGGCGTCAGAGGCACGCGAAAACGGAAGCGCGGCGGTGACTATTCACCGCTATAAAGCGGCACATGGTTCCTGTTGCTTTATATTATATAGACAAGGCAATCACATTCGAATGTGATTCGATTGTTGACAATTGTTTTCAATTGAATTGCATTTTGTTATTGACTGAACCGGCACATTGTTCCTATTGGCGGGTTAGTAACAACGAAATAGGGACTTTCAAATGCTATTCGATTTATCACAATATATACCGTTTAACGCGTTTGCGTTTATTTGGATTGCTTGCACGTTAGCAGGCTTCGCGTTTGCAAGCCGCAACGATAAAGGGGGAAAGTAAAATGCAAAACTATTTTGAAACGCTTAACGGCGCGTTGGATAGCGAAAGCTTAACCGATATATGGCCGGTGACTGCCAGCTTGCCTTATGGCGCGACTATCGGCTTTGCTATCGCCGGTCGTTGGATATCTATTTATCGCGACGGCGTTACCGGCTTGTACGAACGCCCGGTGCATTACGCTACGCTAATGGCCGATACCGGCATTATTCATTTATAATATCAATACAACATAAGGGTGAGACAATATGTTAATGCAAACTAAAATCGAAAATACGCTAGCATATGACATTTCCGGCTTGTCGCTGGATATCCAATTGCAGATATTAGGTAACGATCATAACCGTTCGTTGTTTAGCCGCTTCCCGGAAAAGCTTTTAGGGATTGATACAAACGCTAAAACGATCAAGGGCGAAAAATACGGCGTCAAAACGGCGATCCTTTATCTAATGCCCGCAATGCAAAGCGGCGTGCAATTGTGCGCTATGGCAAAAACAGCCGGCTGTGAGAAAGCTTGCCTATTTACCGCCGGTCGCGGCGCTATGTCTAATGTTATGCTTTCGCGCTTGCGTAAGACGCTATACTTCAATCAATATCGCGATCTATTCATGAACCAATTGCATAATGAATTGATCCGCGAGCGCGCTAAAGCCGAACGTCAAGGATATAAGCTTATTGTGCGTCTAAACGGCACAAGCGATATCCGTTGGGAAAATGTCGCTATCGGCTATTCGTACGCTAACATTATGCAAGCTTTGCCCGATATCCAGTTTTACGATTATACGAAAATCGCTAATCGCAAGCATATACCGGCTAATTATGATCTAACATTTAGCTATAGCGGCGTCGCAGATTATGTGCCCTATGTCGCTAAAGCTGTTGCCAATGGCGAGCGGATCGCCGTTGTGTTTCGCGATCGCGCGATCGTTAACGCTATGCTTGCCAATGGCGATACGTTTCTTGGCCTGCCAGTTGTTGACGGTGATGACACCGACATAAGGCATTTGGATCCTAAGGGCGTCGTTGTTGCGCTATACGCTAAGGGCAAGGCACGCCGCGATCAATCCGGCTTTGTTGTAGGATAAGGGGAAAGCATAATGACTAAACAAACAACAAGCGATCTATTCCGGGCGTATATCAATCTGGATAATGGCGAGACGCTAGCATGGCCCGGCTTAACCTATAACCAAGCGCGCTGGCGCTATCATTGGATACAGCGCGAGCTTGTGCGATCGTTAACCGGCCCGCGCTGGAAAGATTACGGCTATGCAAGAGAAGGGATATGAAATGAAAAGCTTTATAATTACCGATAAACAACCCGGCGCAGCATATAACGCCGATAGCGTCAATCACGCGATCCGCACGCATAACAGATTGCGTCAAAAGATAGGCAAAAGGGAGGCGCGTTTAATTCACGCGTTGTTGAAGGGACACTTAACGGATTGATCCGTTACCGCCATATTAGCCGCGCCGATCAATAGGGCGCGGCGTTTATGGCGCTAATGCCAACAACAGTAAGGGAGAATAAAATGAACCGTACACTAAACATTATTGCCCGCGATATTAGCCGCGACTGGACCAAGCCCTATTTCGGCGCGGTTCCCTATCTTGACGCAATGCATAGCCTGCAGACGATCCGGGACAAATACTATTATGACGACGCCGAAAGCGTTGTCCGCTATTTCCTATCTAACGCTACGTCGTGGAAAGGCGAAACTGCCCGCGCAATCAAAGCCGAATTAAAATCACTTTTGAAAGGGGCCTGATCAATGATTAAACCGCAGCAAGCCGCGCCAATGGGCCGGAGCCACCGCGTATCGTCAGACGATGCTTGGCCGCTGCGCGGCCTCGATGGCAAGACATTCGCGGAACGCCGCGCAGAACGTGAAAAGGAACAAAGCAAATGACCTACTACGACGACGATGAGGACGACGAATTGGCGTTGCCCGAACGATACATCGAACGGGCCGGGGAAACCTTGGCCTATCGCTTGATGGAGTTTCTTGAGATGCTTGGCGTGATAGGCAAAGACCATGTGTCCTATCTACGCTACCCACCTATTGAATTGATTGAGGACGCCGAAAAGGCGCTAAAGGATGAAGCATGACCGATAAAGAAATAACACACGCCGCACGGCAAATTTGCGCGGCTCAATGCGAAAAGCAGGACAACAGCGACGGGCAGCTATATCTGTCCGGCGGTTGGGACCATACAATCTGGATGCGCCTCGTTGAGCAGGGCATCCGGCGCGGACTTGAGGAACAAAGCAAATGACAAGTGAAGAATTTAAAGCAACACGCGAGAGGCTAAAGCTGACGCAAGGACAGCTTGCCTACAAGATAGGACTGTCCGAACGGTCGATCAGATACTATGAGCAAGGTGGCCGTTCAGTGCCCGCTCCAGTCTCTATCCTCTTAGAGACGTTTTTAAGGGGTCTGGAGCGTGCATAGCTACAATCGGGATAGTTACCTAGCAATCGCCCTATATGCCTCTCTATGGGCTTTATATGGGCTTATAGAGGCATATAAAGGATAAGACATGGCTGGACATATTAAACGGCGCACCATTGCGTCAAACTTAGATAAGGTTGGTGAGACTGTTTTGCTGGAGAAGATTGCATCCGGCCTGACAATGGCTGGCCTCGCTCGTGAACTTAACATCAGCAACCTTTCTCTCTATCATTGGATACGCAAAGACCCAGATCGGGAGGAGCGGTTTAAACAGGCCCGTGCAATCGCGGCTGACCAATGGGCGGATGAGTGCCTCGACATTGCCGACGCCTCGGACAACACATCGGCCAATGCTGACAGGCTCAAGATCGAGACACGCAAATGGCTGGCTGGCGTTGCAGCACCGGAGAAGTTCCAAGCCAAGCCGACCACAGCGGTCCAAGTCAACGTGAACCAACTCCACCTTGATGCACTGCGCCAGCTAAACTTGGCGTCATCAAACCAAGACAGTCCAGAACCAGAAGTCACCATCGACGTCACACCGACCAAGCAAGTCGGCTCTCATAATCTCGATGCGGACGACTTGCCGGGTGTGTTTGACGACGACTAACGTAAAACTCCCATCCGTGCATGGTTTGACCCTTTCAGGCCGGGTTTGCAAAAATCCGTGCACGGTTTGGCTCTCTTAAAAATGGCTTGTTTCTGCCATCCGTGCATGGTTGGGCCAGAAGTGCATGGTTTTTTCAAATTCGCTATAGCATTTTGGGTGTTGACATCTAGCTATACTAGTATCTATAGATGTAAATACCCTACTATATGCTTTCTTGAGTGAATGGTGGGAAAAGTCGGCACTTCCGGCCCAACCATGCACCAATGGCTGTTTTCTGCGGGTTTCCGCTCACGCCAAACCGTGCACGGAATTTTCAAACCCGGCCCAACCCGGCCCGAAAGGATTTTACGTGACCATACATCAGACTTTGAAAGACACCTTCAACTACGACCCAGACACCGGAGCATTGACCTACCGCCAGCCAAGAGGATCACTCCCCGCCGGACGCCCAGCGGGCAAGGTAACTGCTGGCGGCATATCTGTCCTTTTGTCCGGGAGCCAGACCCTAGCCCATCGGATCATATGGAACATGATGACAGGCGAATGGCCACAGCACGCCGTCCGCCATGTCAACGGTAACAAACTGGACAACCGCTGGAACAATTTAGTAGTTCCCACTCCACTCCGCGAACGCGACCCTGTAACCCGCAAACCAATTAAGCACGATCCGGGCCGTCGTGTTGCTCATGGAGTGAGCCGGTGTTCCTTTGCCAAAATGGGGCAGACACGGTTCGAAGCAAATGCCACGATTAGCGGCAATCGCATGTTCCTTGGTCGGTTTGAGACACGGGAAGAAGCGAATGAAGTTTTCAAATTTGTAACAGGCCACGACGCGCCGGGGCCACTATAAAAAAGAGGGGGCGCTATGCCCCCTCAATCAACAGCGCCAACATTTAGGTGCGCATTTCAATCTCGGCTGCTCACTTTCTCCTGCGCAGCGATGAGCCGACCAAGATACCATTGTGCCTTTTTCAAGTCCTCAACGGGCTTCCCCTTCCTCTCATAGCGCCACATATATTTCATGATATTGCCCTTGAGGTAGCCAGCAAATGCCTCCGGCTCCATCGACGCTTCGATCCCTTCGATGGCCTCGATGCCACCGGACTTATAATGCGGAGGGCTATTGACCACATCGACCACCCCGGTATCGGTTACCTCGTCACTGACTACTCTGGTAGCGGCTATCTCGTTGATGAGCGCATCCCTGACATCTTTATATTTCATGAACTCGTTCCCATACATTGTTAGTCCTCCTCACCTGCTTTGAAGTTAATCTGAACGCCAAAGAAATCGTCCGACTGCTCATCGATCATGGCGTTGATAACCATATAGTCCTCATCGCCTATGAGAAGTTCAAGACCACGGAACACACGCTTCGTTCGTGTCGCCCGATCCCTTGTGGGTTCATAGCCATGCGTCTTCATCTCTCCATTAAACTTACGCTGCGACCAGTCACGCCCCTTGCCCTCGTTGTTTTCCTTGCACCAGTCACGGAAATCATTGAACGCCTCATTGGTAGTCATCTCGTTGTCAGGCCCAGCCACGCAGCGTTCAGTGATCCAGCGGGCCAATGCGTCCTCTCCTGCGAGATACTCATCGGTAGCTTGGATAACTACCTGCGGTGGGTTCAAGCCCTGCTCCAGCCAAGCCTTCGCACCTTCGATAACCCACGCCAAGATGGCTGGGTATTCCTCCTTCAGCTTGTCCGGCAAGTCAACGTCCTTGCGGAGCGGCTTAGTCTCGAACGGGATCAGGTGCATACGCCGACGCATAGCATCGTCCACATTAGTAATCTCTGGCTTTGTATTGCCCGCGATTACAAGCGTGAACTGCGGATTGAACTCAAACAAATCCTGCCGCATGAAGCGCGCACTGATCTTGTCCCCGCCAGTCAGCGCCTTGACCTTGGCTTCATCCCACTTGCGCGATGGATCAATCTCCTGCGCGTGAACGAGCCTTGCGCCCATCAACGACGCCAACTCTGTAGGGTGACGCTGATTGTTCGACGCCAAGAATACGTCCGCACTGGCCACGGTGGCATAATCGCCAAGGATATTGCCTATCGCTCCAAGGAAGGTTCCTTTGCCATTACCGCCGGAGCCGTGGGCGAAGGCAAGCACATGCTCTTTGGTCGAACCTGTAGCCGAATAGCCAGCCAACCTTTGAAGGTAAGTGATTAACTCACCATCACCGTTGCACGCCTCATTGAGAAACGCTTGCCATTGCGGGGCTGGCTTGCTGAAGTCCGCCTCGACCGATGTGCATTTTGTGCACATGCGAGAACGATCATGCGCGAATAAGACCCCCGTCTTCAGGTCCACCATGCCCGACCGGGTGTTGAGGATATAGATGTCGGCGTCTAGCTGTTCGGTTGTCGCCTGCATGGCAGGCTCAACAGCCGCCAGCTTCGCCACGTTAGCGATGACATTATACGACGCCACACGCTGCGCGATCCGCTCACCCTTTTGTGGGCTTTCGATGTTCTGCAACGCCTCGGCCGATGCTTGAGCGCAGACCTTGCGGACGATGGACAGATGCTTGTTCGCTACGTCCTTGGCCCACTTGTTGCCGTCCCATGCGACCCAGCCCATGCCGCCCACAACGTATCGGATATCCGAAACGTGTAGCCGAGCAACGCGCTGCGCCAATGCAATGTCGCTATACTCAATCGGCGTTTCGCCAGCCGAGGCCACCACGCCAAAGTCTTCGTCGCTGAAGTCCGTCACATCGAACTCATCGACCTCACGCTTGTAGCCAAAGGTCGCAGCCTTATCCGCCAGCCAGTCCCAACCCAACTCATAGGGCGGGTGCATACGGCCGAAGTCTGCTTCGATAGTATCGAGCGAGTTAACGCCGTCTTCCCAACGCTCGGCCCAGCCTGCGAAAATCTCGAACGCATCCGTCTCATTGTCAGGGCCACACGCAGCCTTGATGGCATAGCCCATGCGGATATAGTCATCACGGTCAGGAAAGTGTTCGGTCTTGTTCGGGATCGCGGTCACCGCAGCAGCCACATGGATAACGCTTGGCGCAGTAAGCGAAGCCTGATCGACCGACTGCCGCTCGACTGCCTTCTGTGCCGTCTTGTCGGCGTGGATAATCTCGCAGCCCATCATCTCCAACGTCTCCGTCAGATCAGCAAAGAACCGCTCAATCTTTTCCCGCGTGACCTTCTTCAACCCAGCCGGGCCGCGTGCCTCCAAGTCCACATCGAGACTGTATGGCTCCTTAGTGATAGGGTGAATACCTGCGATGACGTATTGCTGCCCGTCCCCTAGAAATTCTACAAGCTGCTCGACACCACGGCCATCGCGGAACCGCACTTGCATACGGCCGATCTTATCGTCGGTGCGATACATGAACAGGCGCTTGGGGTAACGACCAATACGCATAGGCGCTTTGCCCAATGCCTTCACCGCCATATCCCCAATGACCCTAGCCAGCCCCTCGTTAACAACATCAATGTCAACCGCAGGATATTTGCTGGCCTTCAAGCCGATATTAGCATGGCTGCGGTCCCACCGTTCCACATCATTGGGCGTCGGCACATAGTCCTGCCAAGCATAGCCTCCCCATGTGCCTTGCGCATTCTGCCGACCGGGCGCTTTGCCTGCCTGATCCGCTTGGATTTTAGACATGGCCGACAACTCAGCGTTCGGCGGGATAACGGACACGAGGTCGGTGAACCCGACCTCATACAGTGTCTTAAATTTCATTAGTTCAAATCCCTCTTTTCAATTTGGTCGCGCTTCTGCATCAGCATATCTACCGCCGCGTCTATCACATAGAGCGCGGCATCGGGGCCAGCTTCAGCGATTAGGGGATACGCGGCGGTTGTTATTATTACGCCGCGCTCAAAGTCTTCTTCAAAACCGATGATGAATACTGGAACAAAGTCCACTTTTTGTTCATCGTCGGTCCACCTTATCTTGTCCATGACTATGCCTCCATGAAGTCGCCACCTTCAACCGCAACCTTTACAACCCGGCCAGTGTAAGACGCTTTGTTGTCCGCTTGGATTTGCTCCCTGCTTCTGTCAGCCAGAAGCGACTGGACATATACGAGAAGATCGTAGGCATCAATCGTGCCTTCAATTTTAATTTTATTCCCGATCCGGTTGGTGTAGCCCCGTGCGTTGTTGGCAATCCACTCGGCCAGTTGTGCTGCTAATACCTGTTTCATTTCGTTTCTCCCTTTAGTGCGCGGACAATCTCGACCGCTCGTTCTGACTTAATCGTTTTGTAATCCCACCATGCGCCACAGCCGCACTCGTCTTCCTCAAACGCGAAGCAATCGCATAGCTTGGCGTCGGCTTCTAGCGCATTGATTGCGGCTTGGATGCCAGCGTCATAACCTGACTGCCATTCGGATGCTGGGTCGGTCATTTGCTTTTCTCCCGTATATAAAACCAGTCAGCCCATGAAATGCGGCCAGTCCTGCTTCCCGAAAAATAGAAGCAGCTTCGCCCCTTGCGTTTGTCGGCCATCTCAATACGCTTAGTTTGAATTGGGTTGGTCATTGTCCCTTCTCCCGTATCTCAAAACCACGCGCTTCCAGTGCGGCGCGGAGGCGGTGCGCTGCAAAGGCTTGAACGCAATCCCAATCATCGTGCATACCCATTTCTATCTCTGCCGCTGTTGACTTATCGTGAAGGCTAGACGGCTCACCCATATTCTTTAGATAAAGCGCGGCTGCTGCGTTTCGGTCATCCTGCGTGACTGGTGTCATCATATTCGTTTCCTTCTCACGCATCTGCTCGTTAAATGCTGCGCGTTCTTCAGCCACCTTTGCAACGCGCTCGAAACTTTCACTTAATGCAAGTTTGTAGAAATTGTTGTCAGTCATCGTTTTTCTTCCTTATCTCAAAGCCACGGGCTTCCAGTGCGGCGCGGAGAGCGTTGGCAGCGTCTTCACTCGTTAGATGCATCTGCGCCGCGCACTTTTCTATCGCCTCCACCAGCGGGTCAGGCTTGGGCGCAGGGATGATGAGCGGGTCAAGCATTGCAGCACCCCAACTGGTAACTGCGCAACCCTCAATGACTTTCTCCACCTTGTCGCTCACCTCTTGCTTAAAGGCTTCGTGCGCTTCGATGGCGCGGCATAGTGCTTCGGTATATGGGGAGACCTCACGGCGCACTGCACGTTTGTCGCTTAGGTCGCGTTCGGCCAGCACTTCGCGCACCAGCGCCAAGGCTTTTGCTTCAATCTCGGTCATTTCAAATGCTCTCCTTCTTCAATCCGATCCGCCAGCCAGCGTGTGTTGCGCTCAAACATATTTATCTTTGGCGAACGAAGCCACGCGAGAAGGGCGTCCTTCTCGTTCACGACTGGCTTTACGAGAACTGCTTCAACTTTAGCGTCAATAATTTTTGTAGGACGTGCCATTATGTTAATTCCTTTATCTTAAAACCTTTGGAGGTAGCGTAGTCGATGAGGTCATCGAGCCACATTATGCCTTTTCCTGCGACATAATATTGGTTGATGCCTCGGTGGGGCAAATTGTTAACGTCACCCCATGTGTGAGATGAATGCTCATACATTTTTATATCCGCACGATGGACTGACGCATGGAAGCGGCGCAGAAAACGCGCAGCTTCAGCGGCAACCAATTTTGTGCGGCCGTTGAACTCACGCCGAACAACCGGGCCATCTTCCTCAATCTTGACCGGAGCGGACTTGGCGTTTTGCGCACGCCGTTCCGTGATCGACTGGCAAGTAATCCCCGTTTCCCTGAGCCAACCTTTAATCGTTAGGCGGTCGGTGTTGTAAAGCCGCATCAGTTCGGCGCGGGTCATGGTCGGGGCCATCTTGTGGAAGTTATCCGGGACGGCCTTTGGCCTTCCGCGTGGGATGGCAACGATTTCCGTAAGTTCGAGTTCTTCAACCCAGCGGGAGATCACTGACCTAACACGGCCGTAATGGACAGCGAGTTGCGCCATGTTCATGGTCTTCGCCATCTCTTCGAAATCATCTGGCGTTTGCGCTTTGCGTATGATGACGCCACGCTTTAGCCCTAGCTTCCTACGCCGAGCATCAATCGCCTCGATTGAACGGCCAAGCACGTCTGCGATCTGCGCGTGTGTCAGCTTATTCTCGTAAAGCCCTGTAAGGGTAGCGTCGTCTTCGGCGCTCCATGCGGTAAAACGGTTATTCATACTCTCCCAACTTTCTTGTTGCCCTTCTTGGGTGGCACAGTTTGAATATCGAATGCAAGAACTTTTTTTTTGTTGACGACACTATATACCCGTGCCTATATGCTCACATATGTAGTGTAGGAAGTGCATAAATATGGGGTATGAAAGTCGTTCCTGTTTAACTTGCTTGGTTATTTTTGAGCCAAAAGATGTACGCGCAAAGTATTGCTGTTCGAAATGCAAAAACAACTCTCCGAGCAAAAAAATCCACACTAGATCGTTTCAGCAAAAAAGACGGGATATGATCAACGCCATAAAATTAGAAAGAGGGTGCCGTATTTGCGGCTACAAAGGTAGCGCCGAAGCTCTTCAATTTAATCATATTTCCGGCGATAAAAAATTCAACATAAGCCAAGATCCAAAAACCGCATGGGGCAAGATTACTGCGGAGATAGATAAGTGCGAAGTTTTATGCGCTAATTGCCATAGTGAGCACACTTACGCAGGGAAACATTGGCACACAAAACGGAAAAATACGACTAAACGGGAGAGATAAGTTGGTCCACAAGGTAGTTTTTTGCGACTTCGAAACAAGAAGTGCCGTTGATTTGCGAAAGACGGGTGTCTATAAATACGCAGCCGATCCTAGCACCGACATTTGGTGTCTAGCATATAAAGCCCCGTGGTCTGACGACGTGCTAGTATGGCAGCCGGGCGATGCGGTAGATACCCACCTCGAAGATTGGATTACGGCAGGTGGGCTATTGTCTGCTTGGAATAGTCAGTTCGAACGCACAATCTGGAACGAGATTATGGTTGGCCGCTACCAATGGCCAGCTACCAAAATCAAACAATGGCGCTGCACGATGGCGCAGGCCAGCGCGATGGGACTACCTCGCGCACTGGGCCAAGCGGCTGCGGTCCTTGGCGTTGAAGAACAGAAGGACAAAGCTGGCGCGGCCCTTATGCTCCGGATGGCACGGCCACGTAAGGTAACCGCCGACGGCAGCTACACATGGTGGGACACCCCCGATAAATTAGCGGCTCTTATTGAATATAATAAACAAGATGTCCGCACCGAAATGTCCGTCGCGGAAGTCTTGAACGAAATGCCTGACAGTGAGCGCCGCCTTTATCAACTCGATCAGCGTGTCAACGACCGGGGCGTGGCGCTTGACGTTGACTTGGTGCATCGCGTTAAGGAACTGGCGAACAACGCCAGCCTAGAGATTGATGCAGAAATCCAACGCCTCACCAAAGGCCAAGTCAAAGCAGCAACAAATGCGATGGACTTGACCGCGTGGCTAAACGCGCATGGCATCCGCGCCAAGTCTGTTGACAAACAGACCGTTGCCCGGCTGTTATCTTTTGACCGATTGCACCCCGTGATCCGTGAGGTTCTGAAACTCAGGCAGAACGGAGCGAAGTCTAGCACAGCCAAGTATGACGCGATGCTGCACGCGGTGAACGCGGACGGACGGATGCGTGGCCTTCTCGTCTATCATGGCGCTGCGACTGGCCGCTGGTCGGGCAAGTTGGTACAGCCACAGAACTTCCCCCGTCCGCAAAAGAAACAAGACGAGTTAGACACCATCATCGCCAAACTCAAAGCGGGCGAGGATGTGTCAGAACATGGGGCCGGAACGGTCCTAGCGTCCGACCTGTTGCGTTCGATGCTGATAGCCGACGAAGGGAACCGCCTTATGTTCGCCGACTACTCGGCGATTGAAGCCCGCGTTCTTGCGTGGGTAGCGGGGCAGAACGATCTCGTTGAGACGTTCCGAAAGGGGGGAGACGTGTATATAGAAATGGCATCGGCCATCTACAACGTGGGCGTGGAGAGCGTCACCGATAAACAACGCCAAGTTGGCAAGATGGCGATTTTGGGTTGCGGCTATGGCATGGGCGGCAAACGCTTTGCCGAGCAGTGCGCCAGCATGGGGATTAGGGTAGACGAGGACGAAGCCAAGCGCATCGTGGCCGTCTACCGTGAAAAGAATAACCGGATCGCGCAATACTGGCGTGATGTTGAGAACGATTTTGTAGAGATGGTGAAGGACGCTGGCCGTGTTGGGTCGGTCAAGCTTCCACTACCTAGCGGGCGGTTGCTTACTTACCACAATCCGCGCATCATTCAGCGAGAGACACCTTGGGGGGCTATGCGCGACACAGCCCAAGTCGATACGCTGAATAGTGTGACGCGTCAGTGGGTATCCCAGATTATCTGGGGTGGCCTATTGACGGAGAACGTGGTGCAAGCAACCGCCCGCGATATGATGGCCACGGCCATGATGGCGTTGGAAGTCAAGGGCTACAATGTCATCCTGTCCGTCCACGATGAAATCATCTGCGAAGTGCCAGATGATTTTGGTTCGCTTGACGAAATGATTGACATCATGACGCAAGTTCCTGCATGGGCCGAAGGCTGCCCGATAAATGCCGAAGGAAAAGAAGGGAAAAGGTACAGGAAATGACAGCACACGCAAAGTTTGGCGCGTCGAATGCGAAGCGCCGCATCAACTGCCCCGGCTCACTCAACGCCGAGGCCCCATTTCCTAACGAGAGTTCACCCTACGCCGAACTGGGTACAGCGGCGCATGAATTTGGTGAGTTCTGCTTAGTCAATGGACATGAAGATGCCTTCGCCTTCATTGGCGAAGCGCATAACGGCCATATAGTTGACGACAACATGGCCCGTGCGGTTCAGGTTTACATCGACCACATCCGCGCAACAGCCGCGTTGGAACCAAGCCTATGCCGCTACGAGAAACGCTTTAGCCTAGACAAACTTGACCCGCCCATGCCGATGTTCGGCACGGCCGACTGTATCATCTACGGCAAAGAGAGCGGGACGCTCTACGTCCTTGACTATAAGCACGGCCAAGGTGTTGCAGTTGAAGTCGAGCATAACGAGCAGCTTAAATATTATGCGCTCGGTGGCATATTAGAGATTGGCGACAAGGCTCCGGTCAACAAGGTGGTGACGGTTGTCATTCAGCCACGCGCCATGCACCCCGATGGGCCGATACGGCAGTACACCTACACCCGCGACGAGATCATGGACTTTGGCACAGACCTTATTGACGCAGCGCACGCAGCTATGAAGCCGGACGCACCGCGCATCTCTGGCGATCACTGCAAGTTCTGTCTGGCGGCGGGAACCTGTTCGGCCCTGCGCAACAACGCCCTTGAGATTGCACAAGACGAGTTTGGCACAGTGCGAAACATCAATGACCTATCCCCTCAAGAGATCGCGGACTTTCTGGAAAGGGTTCCGCTGATCGAAGAGTGGATTAAATCTCTGCGCCGCCACGCCAATAGCTTGCTTGAGACTGGCGGTGGGCTTCCCGGCTACAAGCTGGTTGAGAAACGACCGACCCGCCGCTGGCGTGTTGAAGAAGAATTTGTGGCTTGGGCCGCACAAGAAGGTCTCGATGACGACGACATCTACGAAAAGAAGTTGAAGTCGCCACCGCAGATCGAGCGTATCGTAGGCAAGAAGAACTTGCCGACATCGCTCGTCATAGCTGTATCATCCGGCACATCTATGGTCGCTGATACAGATAACCGTCCAGCAATCGCTACCTTAGCGATTGATGACTTTACCGTTGAATAAGGAAACACCGATGTCAAAAGTTATTACACCTGAAGCAATCATCTCTTATCCGCATGTGTTCGAACCACAGACCCCTCCGGGTGCAAGTGAGCCAGTTTATTCTTGCTGCCTTGTATTCCTTGACGGGACTGACATGTCCGAACTGAAGGCGACGGCGGCTGCTGTGGCCAAGGAGAAGTGGGGAGACAAGACCAAGGCGTTGATGGAAGGCGGCAAAATCCGTATGCCTTTCCGCAACGATGGCGAAGAGAAGGGCTACCCTGAAGGGTCGGTCTTCATGAACGTCAAGTCGAAGCAGCAACCCGGTGTGGTCAGCAAGTTTGCTGGCGAGAACGGCAAGCCCGCTCCGATTACTGACCCCAAGGAAATCTATCCGGGTGCAAAGGTTCGCGCCTCACTGCGGGCGTATGCGTACAGCGTGAACGGCAACAATGGCGTTGCCTTCTCACTGGGCAATCTTCAGAAGGTAGGCGATGGCCCCCGTATGGACGGCCGTCTGTCTGCTGCGGACGAGTTCACTGCGACGGAACGCCCGTCCGCAGACATCTCGGATTTGGATGACCTTTTGTGATTTGACGTTACGCCAGTAATGTCATAAGATGTTGGGGCCGGGGATTTGGAAGTCTCCCCGGCCCCTTCATTTAACTGCTTAGAAGGAGCAGCAAATGCACAAAGACCTTATTACGGCGGGAGAAGCCCGTCAACTTTTCTCTTATAATCCGGACACAGGCGATATTACTTGGCGTGTGGCACGTAGCGGAGTTCGCAATAACGGCGTTGCGGGATACGCGCAGCGTGGTGGGTATCGTGTCGTTTTTGTAAATGGAAAACTATATTTAGCGCACCGTGTGGCATGGGCGATAGTCAATGGCGCATGGCCGGAAACAGGTATCGACCACATAAACGGAAACAAAACAGATAACAGATGGGATAATCTTAGACTTGCGACTAAATCCCAAAACGGAATGAACCGCCCTGCGCAGTCTAACAATACCTCCGGATACAAGGGCGTATCCCAAAACAGGAAACGTTGGGCCGCGAGTATACATGAAGACGGCCTAAAACGCCATCTTGGTACGTTCGATACGCCAAAGGAAGCCCACGCAGCGTATTGCCGCGCAGCCCTAAAACTTCACGGCGAATTTGCTAGGTTAGTCTAAAGCCTCCGAAATCATCTGGGCTTTACGCGCAAGTATCTTGTTGACGTGTTCGTCTACCGAATTGGCTAACGAGAACACGCGAACGATCACCGGTTTTAGCTGGCCGATCCTATGGCAACGCTTGGCGGCTTGTGCGTTAGTAGAATTAAGCCAGTCCATCTCGACAAACGCCACCTGATTTGCGGCTGTCAATGTGATTGCTGTGGAACACGCCGTGATCTGGCCGATGAACACGCGCACCTTCGGGTCGGTTTGGAAGTTATCAATCGCCGCTTGGCGCTCAGCCGTCGGCATACCGCCTGCGACCACCACGGGATTGAAGTCCTTCAGCTTATCGTAAAGCGTCTGGATTGCGTCGGTGTGGTAGGCGAAGACTACGATTTTATCGTAAGCTTCATCAGCCAACTCGCCAGCTATCTGTGTGGCGATGGGCGCTGCCTTGGCCGCACCCGTTAGCCGTCTTAGTGACGCGATATGCGGGGCGATGCTACTTATTTTTTCGGATAAATCTTCGTTTGTCAGAGCGTTAGCAAGGATAGCATCGACGGCCTCCTTCTCTCGTGGGTCTTCAATGTGCTTAGTATCGCTCCAGTTATCAACTTCTATGGAGGTATCTTGCCACCATATTGGGGGTAAATCCTTCAACACAACTTCGGATTTACGGCGGAGCATCATTGATTTTAGCACGGTCTTAAACTCAGCCATGCGTTCCGACTTGTTCCCAAGAATTTGCAATCCAAACTTACCATTCCAAGTTTTACAAAAATACAATGTAAAGTCAGTAAAGTTTAGAGGGTACTGCCAAATCGCTTTGAGATGTGTCCACAGATCACTGACATTAGAAGGAAGGGGAGTACCGCTAAGCAACCAAATACGATCAGCAAACTTAACAAGACCATCGCCACGACAATACTGGCCGTAGATATACTTTGTGCGCTTAGCAGTACGGTTGCGCAGATAATGCGCCTCGTCCAACACAAGAACGTCTGGCTCAAACTTTGCGATTTCATTGCGGACCTCCTTCGATTGCGTGATCTTGTCGTAGCTGAACACCTTGACTTCGCGCTCGACGGTTCCCCATCGCTCGAACTCACGACGCCAGTTAATCTTGGCGATGGCCGGGCAGATCACGACGACCTTTGTCAAGCCGAGTGTATCACAGGCCGCGATAACTTGAAGTGTTTTCCCAAGGCCCTGTTCATCGGCAAGGAATGCGGCGGGGTTCTTACAAAGAAAGTCTGCGCCGACTTTTTGGTAATCGAATAGGTGGTTCATGTCGTTCCCTCTCAGCGGCGTAACAGGCGAGAAGCGCAGCTTCGGCCCGGCCGTCGTCCTTTTTCCGTGCGAAGAGATGGGCGTAATCCGGGAACAACTCTTGCGCCCGCTGCCGACTACCGTCCTTCCCTCCGAACGTGCGCATAGACTTAATCCAAGTCGCAGGCGGTATCAACTCAAAAGATACAGACAGGCCAGCAAGAACACCTTCGACGATACCCGCAGCCCGGCCAAAACTGAACATGGAAGCAACCCCGTTTCCCGGCATAGCGGAAACTTTCTCGATGAGGGCCTTGGTATCGCTGTCTACATGCGGGCGGAGCGCATCGGCCAGCATGTGCGCGTCAACCTGATTGACGACACGCGGCCCGCGCTTAACCTTTAAGGTAGGCATGTCGATGATGACAAGTTCTCGGCTATCCTTATCCAGAATAGCAATGGCTCCGAACGCGCCCGGATCGATGCCCCATATTTTCATGGGCGATGTGTATAGTATTAGAAGCTAGTTCGCAAGTGACTGCGTGGCCCCAAAGACTTACGATGGCGAAGCCCGTCGGGTTTGTGGCGACGTTTCGCTTTCGGCTGCGGACGCCACGACATATCTTTAACACCACTTTTCTTGGCCATTACTTGCCTTTCGTATAGACCTTATAGTCGCCGGGATCAGTGTATTGAGTGCCGACAGGAAGTGCATCAAATTGTTCTTGGCTCTTGATAAGGGGGGCCTTGCTCAACTGACGTAACAATGTATCAGCAGTCATGCCCGTGGTGCTTTCGATTTGGCGGTTGAGCATGATCTTCTCTTCGCGGTTCATGCCCTTAAACTTCTTTAGCAAAGCAAGTTCTGGGTTCTCCGCGTTGAACTTAGCGTTGGCTGCTTCACGCGCCTTGCTGTAAATTTCTTTAATCGCTGCGGACTTGCCGACATTATCGAGGTTCTGATACTCAGGAGACTGCAACAACGGTGCGATCCCGCGCTCGGCGATGATGCCCAGATCGCGGTTAACAAGACGGTCGATAGCAACTTCGCCAGTCTTCGACCCAACATCGTAAGGCGTAAGACCAAGTTTATCCAATTCGCTTTCGACAATGTTCTTGGCCGGACGGATTGTGGCCCCAAGAAGCTGACGCAACGCGGGATTATCTGTTGTCATTGGCCCTTCACGCGTAGCCGATGGTGCGGCTGGGACGCCCATTGCCTGCTGTACACCGGGGAGGGGACGTGCCAAAGCGGCAAGTGGGTTGTCCTTGGTGTCGCGGTAGACCGCTTCTTCCGGATCGTACTGGGCGTAAAAGTCTTTGAACGTGCTGAACGGTTGCAGGAAGGCAGCACCTACATCCGCCAGCCAACTCGTCACAATCGTCTTGGCTTTGTCAAGGTTTCCGCCCGCACCGCCTAAATCCTTGAGAAGCTGATCGGTTACATAAAGGCCCGTGCCTGCACGGAACTGCGCACCGGATAGACCTTGAAGAATATCTTTCGTCTCGAACGCTTGGTCGAGGGTGTTATCCTGCGCTCGTTTGATGAGATCGGCGACCAAGAGATAGGGGGCCGCAGGAAAGTATGGACGGAGATCGACAGTCCGGCCGTCCGGCAAGCGGCCTTCGTACCATTTTTCCCCAGCGTTTTCGCTGTTGCGGAACTGATATGCACCGTACAACATGGTTGAGCCAATCAACCCTTTTGACAAAACACCGGTATCGCCTTCGGCAATCTTTTTAAGTTCAGTCGGGGAAAACAGCCGCGTCGTCGTTGGGGAGAGCAGCCGTGTAAATCCCGCCGGGCTATAGTCAAACTGAAATTTCAAGGCGTTCATCATGAAGCGCGGGAACGGCATAACCGTTGTGCCAACGACGCGGGCAACAGTCCCGATCTTGCCCATCTTATCCAGAATTTTACTGATGCCATCAGCAACTTCAGACCGACCAGAGTAAGTGAAGCTAAGGGTGTCGTCGAGCGCCTTCGTCCATGCCTCTTCAGGAAGACGTGCGATACCGCCTGTGTCCACCAGTTCGTTAAAGTCTAGACCAAGGCGGGTCGCTTCTCGGCGTAGCATAACCGGGAACAGCGCCTTGCGCGTTGCGGTTTCACTAACGCGGTTCAAGAGGTTAGCAACGTCAACGGCTTTCTCGACTTTCGCAAAAGCGTCTTTCTTGGTTACACGCGCCACATCCGCCGCGTAAGTAGCCGCCAACTCTTTCTGTATTTCTGGTTGGACATTCTTCATCTGCTCCCAGAACTTAGTGTTCCGACCGGGAGCGAAACGGTCGGTAATAACCGCCGCTGCATCAAATGGATTGACGCCGACTTTCTGTTGGCGAAAAGGATTTACCGCAGCATTTATTGCGCTATCCATAAGGTTCGTCGCCGCGTCGATAGGCACGCGGCCTACGGACGATATGACGTTACGCATCGTGGTGGCCACGCTCGATACGAGCGCACCGCGATATGCGTTTGTGAACCGTTTCCAGAAGCCGAGATCGTCTGCTTCTTGAAGGCCGAGTTTAGCAATGTCGGCCGCTTCTTTAGGAACATACCGGCTGGCGATGCTGAAACGCTGCATCACACGAGCGGCATCGCCAAGACCTTGGCGTGATCCCGTGATAAGTTCGAACAAGTCTTCGTCTTTAAGGTCGTACTTTGTGACGAGTTTCGATACTTCTTCCTCTGGAAGAGTACCGGCCTTGAAGTGGCGATAGAAAAATTCGGAGAACGGCATGTCGGCCGGGCGCTGAAGACCGGCGAGATTGCTATAGTCTGCTGCAAAGTTGGCGACCTTACCGCCAATTTCAGCGGTAGGCACAGGCTGCGTCTGGCCCTTTACTTGCATAGCCTCGATGGCAGGGATGCCTGTTCCCGGTGTAGAAGGCGGTAGATCATACGCCACATTGCGTGGTACTACCGCAGCTTCAGGGATTACTGCCGCTTCGGGGGCTTCAAGTAAATCATCAAACGTAAACTTTCCTTTAGAAACAGCGCCTGTACCCGTTAGGGGTGCTGCCTCCGGTATTGCCGCCGCGGCCACAGGGGCTTCAAGTAAATCATCAAACGTAAACTTTCCCTTAGAAGCAGCGCGTGTGCCTGTTGCGGGGGCTTCAAGTAAATCATCAAGCGTAAACTTTCCTTTAGAAACAGCGCCTGTGCCTGTGCCTGTTGCGGGGGCTTCCGGTAACTCAACAGCCTGCGCCCTTGGCAACGTGCTTGGGACAACGGGGGTTGGAGCAACAGGCTTAGCAACTGCGGCCATCTCTGGAGAGAGCGCAGTTTCTGGAACCGCTGCTGCAATTTCATCTGCAACTGCGACAGGGCCGGTAGCAAAGCGGCCTATAGCCGCGCTAGTCGCCGGTGCAACACGACGGAAACCCGCCGCTACTGGTTTAGCCGCAAACGGCGCGGCAAGAAGCCCAACGTTGAGGTAATCCTCAAGTGTTCCGCGACCCGTTGCAATGTCGCCAGCACTACGTTCGGTTGTTTCAAGGCCAAGTATACCCTCGGTACCGGCTTTGATGTTCCTAACTATCTCTCGGCCGTACGAAGCGGCATCGCGTTCATCGAAACCGGGGATTAGATCCGCTAAAGTTTCAAAACCGGAAGTAAGTTTATCGTAGATGCCCCCCATAATTGTAGTCGGGGTATACGCGGTTAGTTCTGGCTGCCGGTTCGCGACTAGACTAATCTCTTCGCTCGGTGCAACGCCTTGCGTCTCGCCCTCTACCGGCGTGCGTGCGACAATAGGCGCTGCAAGTAGGGGGCCTTTGTAGTTCTTTGCAATCCAAGCGTCAGCCGCAGCTTTAAGTTCGTCATCATTGCTAAGCGACGTTACACCGGGAAGCGTGATCGTCTCCCCGGTGGCAGGAATTTCCAGAAATACTGGTGCGCCTTTTGGCTTAGGTTCAGCCATTTAAAATCCTATTATTTATAAACTCGTTGGCCGGTTTTTGGCGTAAGAACACCACTAAAGATGCTGGTAGGAGTAGGCGCTTTCTGGCCAGTTCTAATCTGCTGTGTTGGGTTCTTCGGATTAAACGCAAGAATTTCGCCGCCCTCAACTTCGCGGAACTGATACGACGGCGCGCTGCCGCCATCGCCACCACGGGGACGAGTTTTGTCAAAAGCAAATTGACGCTCAGCAAGATTAAGACGCGATGCTTCACCCGGAGCCATAGTCTTCGGGATTGTGGCAACAAGATCACCCGTGTCTTTATCGATAACCTGAATAGCGCCGCCAATATCGCGGTCCTCAGTGTTACGCGGCATCGGGCGATCCGTAAGCTGCGACGAACCATCTTGAAACTCAATCCGCATCATACCGGAAGCCGCATCCCGAACGTGCTTTAGAACTTGCTTCGGACGGAATGTTTCTTCCTGCACAATCTTAAATGCCTCTGCGGGGTCTGCGTTTTCAAGAACACCGCGCTTGGCCTCTGGCAAAGCCGAAGCGTATTGTTTGATAAATGCTCTCTGCTGCTGCTCTCGCTGCGCCGACTGTTGCAACTGCGCAATCTGATACTGAGCGTTCAGCTTTTGCATCTGCTGTTGGCGGATGTTCTGAAGAACAGCGGCCGGATCAGCCGCGCCACGGCTACCTGCGGCCTGAAGTACTTGACCAACCGCACTAATCTTTTCGCCGGTCGATAGCTTGCCGATACCGCCGCTCATAAGGGCCTGCATGTCTTGGATGTACTTTGCCGTTGGCGAAAGCTGCGGCGCTACTGGTGCGGCTGGCTGAGGCGCAACAGCTAACGGAGCCATAGCGGGCATGATACGAGGAGAAACCGTCGCGCCAACCGGCCGAGGGCGGGTCAGATCGAATGAACGCATCAGAATTTCCGTAGGGGTTGCCATCTATTTAACCACCTTTACCAAATAGATCGAGGAGAGTACCAATCGTGGACGCAGCCGTACCAACTTGGCTGAGCGTTGACTGGCCCGGCGTGGTTGTCGTCTGCGTGACTGGAGACGGAAGACCTTGCGATCCCATAAGCAACGTCTGAAGCTGCTGCTGTGGGAAGCCGCGCTGTTCGAGGAAGTCCTTGTAGGCCAAGTCAAGGTTCTGCTGGGCCATGCCACGCTGTGCTTGACCCGCACCCTGAAGCATCGCAGCATAAGCCTGCTGATTGCCAAGCGCCTGTTGGCCGTAGCCAGACAGAGCCGCTGCACCCGCAAGCTGCTGTGCTGGCAGACCCTGTGCAAGTCCAGCGGCTTGCGTATATCCACGATTATAGAGATCAGCCAAAGTCTGAGCCGTATTCAAATCCTGCTCACCCGCAAGCTGCGCCTCATATACGCCGCGACGTTCGTTGCCGAATGCCCGCGAAGAAGCAAGCTGAGCCTTGGTAGCAGCGTCACGCTCGGCGCGGTTCTGTGCCAGTCGAGCCATCGTGGCGTCGATGACGTTGGTCTGGAACGGCGACATGAAGCCGGAGACATCTTGCTGAAACTGCTGCGGGGTATATCCGGCAGCGCGCTCTGCAACTTGGGTGGCTTGCTGAAGTTGCGGCATCCCAACTTGCTGGGTCGCAGCCCCGATTGCCGTCTGGAACGCCTGCTCTTCGGCTGGACGGAAGCCCGCAACGCGTGGCCCCTGATATGCCTGATACGGAATAGCCGCGACTTGCTGTGCGGCTCCATAGTTACGCGCCAGAATATCCTGAATGAAAGGATTGAGTTGCTGAGCAGTGGTTGTTGTAGTCGCCATTATATTCCCCGTGCGGTTTGGCCGCCTAATCCTTCGTTATTAACACAAAACAAAATAGATTGACAGCCCATTACTGCTGAACCTGCATTACTGATAATAGGCAAGATGGTCCAGATGGCGCAAACGCCGTCGCGGCAGATGCATGGAGTTCAAGGTTCGTGCTATCAGCAGCCCACATCAACTCAATGTAGTCGCCAGCAACTAAAGAAAAGAAGTCATCCCTACCTGACGCCATGTGCCCGCCATTGATGTCACTTGTTGACAAGAACGTACTCGCAGAAACATCTACTCCGTTTTTTCTGAACCAAAAATATACAGTTTTTGCGCTGCTGTTATTGGATAGAATTGTAAAATGGGCTGAGAAATTATAGATGCCAGCTTCCGTTACGACAATCCGAGATGCAGGTGATCCGATTGAAATGCCATTGCTTTCTTCAGTTGTGTCGAATGTAATCGCATACGCCGTATTTGTAGCGGCAGGAGACACGCTAGTGGTCTTCTTAAACTGGCCGTAGAACCCGTTGTATATCAGCTTCGCTGGCGCGTAGATGCCGACATCTTCACCCTTGATATACGCATTCTTCGCAAAAGCCTCGATAAGACGATTGCGTTGGTCGTCATAGCTAGGGCTATACGCGCTTGGTGCTGGCGGTAGTTTGAGCCTCATCGACGCCCGCCGGGTATAGCGTTGAGCCGCTGCGTCCCAACCCGCCAATCGGAGTTATTAACTGCCGTCACCTTCATCTGTATTTGTCGGCCGTTGAAGCGGACAGATGTAGGGTTCGTCAGGGTATAGGGGCCGTAGGTT